GCAATCGTCAAGCGTAGAGACTGACGCGCCAGAGTCTACAGAATCGCTTTTAGATGTTGTCCAGTCTGTTTTGGATGAGCCTAGCGAGGAAAAGATTGAGGCAACGGATTCGTCACCCACAGAGGGAGAACCGGAAGACGATCAGTCTGAGGAATTGGATTCGTCTGATGTTGAGGCATCAGAAGATGAAGATCCCAAAGATAGACGCTTGAACAAACATCCCCGATTTAGACAGCTCATAGCTGAGAAGAACCGATTCAAGGAAGGCGCAGAGCAGTATGACCGCATAAAGAATTTTATGCGTCAAAGTGGCTTGAGTCCTGAAGACGTTACTGAGGGATTCCGCGTCATGGGTTTGATGAAAAATGACCCGGCTGAAGCGTATAAGGTTTTACGTAAACAGTTGGGGAATCTTGCGGATGCTACGGGAGCTAGGATCCCCAAGGACATCAAACAGAAGGTTGATGAGGGTTACATCGATGCAGATTCCGCAAGGGAGCTGAGTCGAAACAGAGCAGAGCTGAATCGAGAGCGCGGGTTACGGCAACAGCTGGAAGAGCAAAAGCAAACGCAACGCACCCAGCAACAGTCCGAACAAATCGGGCAATCGATTAAGGATTGGGAAGCAAAGGTCAGTCAGTCAGATCCGGATTACTCACTCAAACAGGATGAAATACTGGATCGCGTTAAGGCAATGGTTGCAGAACGCGGTATGCCAGGAAGTTCCGAAAGTGGGGTTGAGTATCTTACTGAAGCCTATGACACGGTAACAGAGAGGCATAGAAGCCGAGTTCCAGCAGCAAAGCCTTTAAGGACGGTCCAAGGTGGAAAACTAAGTGGATCTCCAAGTCCGCAGCCCAAGAGCCTCATGGAGGTAGTAGAAATGGAGTTAGCGGAAGGTTGATCCCCGTCTTAAAAGGATCAAAAAATGGCTGCAATAGCAGGTGATAAGTTAGCGTCTATAGCTAATGCTGCTCTAGATCATTATTTAGAGCGCGGAGATGTAATGTCTCAAACTCTTGAGGATAAACCTCTTCTCAAGATGTTGGATGGTAAGGCAAAAACGTTCCCAGGCGGTAAGGGGAATATAAGTTTGGCAGTAAAAGGAACCTATACGACTGCCTTAAATGGTTACACGCATAGTGACCAGGTCACATATGTAGAACCCGATAATCTTTTGAGGGTAAATTATCCTTGGAAAGAGCATCACGCAGGTATCACGATTTCATTCACTGAGTTGAAGCATGACGGTATCACCGTTTCTGATTCAGCAACTGGTGAAGGCACTTCCAATCATTCAGGTCGAGATAAGCACGTTTTGGTGAACTTGCTGACCGACAAATTGGAGGACATGATCGAGGGATATCAGCGCGGGTTGAACACAATCCTGTTTGGTGATGGAACTGCAGATGGTGGTGATGTATTTGCGGGACTTCAGGCAATCATCAAGGATGATCCTACTGCAGGATCAGTAGGAGGATTACTTCAAACTGATGTTTCAACCAACACCTGGTGGAGGAGTCGTTATTCGATTGACCTTGCTGTAACTACAGATGGTCAGGAATTAACGAATCTTCTGCATCAAGAGATTCGGCAGCTCAGACGTTATGGAGGAGCCCCGGATATTGCTGTTGCAGGATCCGACTTCCTGGATCGTCTAGTTACCGAGCTGAAGAGCAAGGGTAATTACACTCAAACAGGTTGGTCATCCAGTGGTTCTACGGATATCAGCGTTGCCGACATTCATTACGGTGGGCTGAAATTCGTTTATGAGCCAAAGCTGGATAGCTTAACCATCAGTGGAGCAACCCCAGCAAAGCGTTGCTACGTCATCGATTCTTCAAAATTGAATCTGTATTACATGACAGGTGAGAAGATGAAGCGTCATTCTCCAGCAAGACCGCACGATTACTATTCTCTGTATCGTGCCATCACAACAACAGCCTCGTTGTGTGCAAGTCAGCTGAACTGTCACGGAGTCTATGAGATTGCGTGAGTAATCTGCGGGGCTTCGGCCCCGCTTCACAAAGGTAATTATGGACACATTTACAGCCACTATAGATCTCAATGGTGAGCATTTAATGGTTTTCGACAAAAAAGGAATCACTCCTGCAGAGATGATAATACTTAGAAGGTCAAATGGGTCTGGAAATGTTCTTAACATTTATAAAGATGGTACGAGTAATTTAAATTCAGATGAGGAACGGGCAAGGCTTCAAGAAGCATATGGAGATAAGCCTGTGGTTTCGGTTTTTGGTACTTATGGGGATTTGCCCATGAAGATTGAAGAAGCCAAGATTCCAGATTCTCATTTCAAGGTTGTTCCCAAAAAAGCTGCCAAACCAAAAGTAAAGAAAGCAGATGCTGTAAAAAAGGAACCTGTAAAAACTGAGGAATAATGGCTCGCGGGACACAGCTCACAGCTCTTATTGATGATTTAAGAGCAGAGGTTGGTCATTCTCTCCAGGCATCATTAGGAAAGGCCACCAGGGAGGTTCTCCGGACGGTGCTGCAAAGGGTGCAGCGCAGACTCTGGGAAGATTATTCCTGGCCTTTTTTAAAGGTACGTAGAGAAATCAGTATGGCAGAAGGGCAGCGTTACTATGATCTTCCGGATGATATCACCTTCGAGCGGATCGAGCTGGCTGAGTTCAAATGGGGTAACAGATGGGACCGGGTTCCCTATGGAATTGGATCATTGGAATACAACCAATGGGATTCCGACCAGGATATAAGAAGCTGGCCTATCCATAAGTATGATTCCTATGAAAACAACCAGATTGAGGTCTGGCCTATCCCCTCTGATAATGCAAATGCTACAACAGGATCCGGGAAACTCCGTTTTCATGCAATAAAGGATTTATCTTCATTCATTGCAGATGCAGACACAGCCGATCTTGATGATCAGTTGTTGGTTCTTTATGCAGCAGGAGAGATCCTTTCCAGGCAGAAGCAGCCAGATTCCCAGGCTAAGTTGGCCCAGGCCAATGCTCATTATCAAAGATTGAAAGCACGATCCGCCAAAACAGATACGTTCATTCTGGGAGGCGGAGAACCCCCTTATATATATGTACCAAAAGGTCCGCCAGTTATTGCAAGAACCAATTCGAGTTAGGCAATGCCTTATATCCTGGTTGAAGATTTCAAAGGTGGTTTGGATACCAGGAGGACCAATGTTACTTCGGTACCAGGGAGCCTAGCCACTCTTACCAATGCCCACATTTCACGGGGCGGAGAAATTGAAAAACGTAAAGCATTCGTGGAATTAGCCACGCTGCCAGCAGATTCAAGCGGAGATCCGCAAACCGTTGGTTTGGCGGCTGGCGGGGGGCAGATTTACGTTTTTGGATCGGATCCATCCTCAAGCGTGACGTTTGCTGCTGGCACACCTTCCAACATCAACTACATTCAGCTGCGTCATCCTGAAGCAGAAGGTAGTTTCAGGGTTACTTCAGATGCAGGAAGCGGGAGTGTTACGAATATTGTGGTGGATTCTGTAGAGATATTAGGAGCAACAGTTTCAAGTGCAGGAACCCAAGCCTTAACAGCAGAAGCAATTGCAGAGCAGATCAATGATTATGTGTCATTTGATGAAACTCCAGATCCAGATGATCCGGAGTACATTGCAACCAGTGATGGAGATAAAGTTATAATTCGAGGAGCTATTGCTGAAGCAACATCCATGACGATTACAACAACAAGTGGTGTAACTGTCGGGGATAAGGTTGATTTTAAATCCATCAAAATGACGAAGCTTTTAGGAGTCGATTTCTTTGATGGTGATGTTTACAGCTCCGCGTTATTTGCAGATGGTAAGATTTATCATTACTGGGAAGGTCAGGACGATATTAATGTGACACCACCAAACCGGATTGCAGATTGGTTTGATGGAAGAGCCAGGTCCAGATTCAACATTACAGGAGGAACAGCAGGAGGAACAGCAGCGACAGGAACAGTAACCATTACAGGAGGAACGGACAATCCTGGAGACAATATTCGTTTAACCCGTGTCAACGGAGTCCAGATCCAGGAAAACTCTGTTGTTCATACAGGAGATAATGATACTACTGCAACTGCAGTAGCAGCAGCAATCAATGCCACGACCAGCAGCCCCAATTACACAGCATCTGCAACCACCAATGTGGTAACAATTACTGCAGGAGAGGTGGGAGTCAGTTACAACGGTTATGTGGTTGCAGTTGAGGTGGATGGAGCAGCAACAGGGTCAACAGCAAACATGAGTGGTGGTATTGATAACGCAATCACTGAAATCACAGTGGATGGAAAGACAATAATAGGGAACCCGGTGAAGTGGGCCACAAGTAATACGGATACTGCAACCTTGGTTGCTAAAGAGATCAATGATCACCAGGCAGCACCAGAGATCGAGGCAACAACTGATGGATCCATTGTTAACATTATTGCACGGAATTCTGGGACTGCATTAAATTCAAAAACAGTTGCAGTCACTGCAGCAGGAACTGTCACCTATGACCAGTATGGGTTAGGAACAATGGATGGAGGAGTAACAGATACAAGTGTAGGAGGATTCACTCCAGGCTCCTATGTGATGACAGTCAAAGATAAGATGCATTCAGTATCAGGATCAGTTTGGCATCACAGCGATTTAGACAATCCTAAAGAATGGAATTCTTTTACATTAGTGTTTGAAGATACTGAGAAAACTATTGTTTCTTCAGGAGCCTGTTTTGCAGGAGATCTTTCCAATAGTGCATCTGGATCCCAGGATCTCAATGCTCTGGCAAATTATTTCCAGAATGTTGCTGTTTTTGCAGAGCAAGCAATCCAGATTTGGTTTGTAGATCCTAATCCTGCAAAGCTTCAGCAAGTCCAGGTGCTGACGAATACAGGAACCATTGCTCCTCTTTCAGTTGTTGAGTTTGGAGACTCAGACGTTTTTTACCTCGATATCTCCGGGATCCGATCCTTGCAGTCCAGGGACAGTTCCAATGCAGCATTTGTAGAAGATATTGGGAATGCAATTGATGAGTTGATTCAGCAGGAACTGATTGCTGATGAAAATGCAGTTCGTGATGCAGCAGGGATTCTAAGCCCGCGTGATGGGAGATATATGCTGGCAATTGGAACGAAGATTTACGTTTTTTCCTATTATCCCTCCAGTAAGGTATCTGCCTGGTCGATCTATGAACCTGGGTTCACCGTTCAGAACTGGTCTTATGATGGAAACCAGATCTTATGCCGGGGGGATGATAACAAACTTTATTCATTAGGAGGATCAAACAATAACACATATGACTCAAGCACCGTCACGGTGCAGCTGCCCTTCCTCGATGGATCCAAACCAGCCACCTTCAAGGATTTTACTGGCTTGGATGCAACAGTTGAA